ATCACTGCGCTCGACTTTGCGAGCCTGTATCCGAGCATCATGTGTGCTCATAACCTGTGCTACTCGACGCTCGTCATGGAAGCCAAGTATGACAACTTGCCCGGTGTGGAGTACGAGCAGTTTGGACCGCATCGCTTCGCCCAGGGAGTCCAGAGCCTCCTTCCGACCATCCTCACGGACCTCAAGACGTTCCGCAAAAAGGCCAAAAAGCTGATGGCCCAACACGAGGGGACGCCCCTCGAGGCCATCTACAACGGTCAGCAGCTTGCGTACAAGATCTCTATGAACTCGATTTACGGGTTTACGGGCGCTTCCAAGGGTATGCTTCCGCTCGTCGCCATCGCGTCGACCGTGACGATGCGCGGTCGTCAGATGATCGAGGAGACCAAAAACTACGTCGAGGCTAACTTTCCAGGAGCCAATGTGCGCTATGGGGACACGGACTCGGTGATGGTCGAGTTTGACGTCCAGGGGCGCAAGGGCCAAGAGGCGATCGACTACTCGTGGGTTCTCGGGGAGCAGGCGGCCGAGCAGTGCACGAAGCTCTTCAAGGCGCCTAACGATCTAGAGCTCGAGAAGGTTTACTGTCCGTACTTTCTGTACTCGAAGAAGCGCTACGCGGCCAAGATGTACGAGAAGGACAAGACGGGCGCCATCTCCTTCAAGAAGATTGACGTCAAGGGTCTGCAGGTGGTCCGTCGGGACAGCTGTCCGTTTGTGCGTGAGACGCTCAAGGGTCTCCTGGGCCAGATTCTCGAGTCGAGTGATCCGAGGCCCGTCATAGAAGCGGCACGCGCCGCGGCCCAGAACCTCATGCAAGGTCAGGTGCCCATGGAAAAGCTTTTGATGAGCAAGCAGCTCGCGTCAGACTACAAGGTGCCTATGCCACACGTTGCGGTTCGTGACAAGATTCGCAAGCGCGCACCAGGTTCCGAGCCACAGCAAGGCGACCGGGTCTCTTTTGTGATCGTGACGGGCCCTGGGCGCATGTTCGAGAAGGCCGAAGATCCTACATGGGTCCGCGATAGTGGTCTGACAATCGATTACAGGTACTATTTCTTGAATCAATTCAAAAAACCCGTACTCGACTTACTTGAACCCCTGGTTTCCACTGGAGACGTCTTCGAGCAGAGTTATGTGAAGAAGATTGTCGAGGAAGGAAAACAGGAGACGCGCGAGTACACGCGCATTCGGAAGGTTGACGCCGAGTTCGAGGCCCGCAAGGCGTTCCTTTCCATGTTCGGAGGCAAGGTTAAAACAATGAGCCCTAATTAGTAGTATGGAGAAACAGATCCTCGAGCTCATCGAGGATGAGGTGACGCGTCGTGTGCAGCTACGCATGGCGACCGCGCTCGAGGTCATCTCAGGGCTGTACGAGATCCCGATGACCCGACTCATCAAGGACACCGTCAACCTGGATACGACGGTCTGTAAGGGCATTCTCAAGACGGGCCGCCGGTGTCTGAAGACGCCTTTGGCCAATGGATTCTGCAAGTTCCACAAGAAGCAGTGTCCAGAACCTCCGAAGGAGGAGGAGGAGCCCGGGCCGAAGAGGAAATGCAAGCCCCTTGGGACTCTTAGAGAAATACGGCCCACTCTATTTAATGTCGAAATCAGAGGTTCTCTTGACGAGCCTTGTGCGGTTTTTCGACGCTCCCGAGAACCGAGACCAGCTTCATGATATTCTGGGACGAGAGAGTAAGGGCCCTCGTCCCGGAATTTCACTTCGGAAATTGGAATGGTTCGTGACGAACTATTCCAAGAATCAACACGTGACCTACACGGCCCCGAACGGTAAGATGTTCACGGTCCACGTCGCGTACAAGTCCAGTCTGGACGGCTACTCTAAGAAGCTCTTCGATCCGTTCTGTCGTACTACCCGCATCGAGTTTCAGGGTTTGACGACCACGGTCGCCCAGTTGAACTTCATCAAGTGGTGCATCACCAACGGCATCATCGGCTATCTGAAGGAGAGCCTCATCAAGCAAATGGAAGACGTGCAAAGCCTTCCCGGAAGTCCAGAACCGTGTAGCCATAGTAAAACAGGTACAGATTGTATCCCTGCGTGATCTGAGAGGTATAGGTGGCGTTGAAGGTCAGTGTCAGCGTGCTCGTCTGCGAATTTAGTTTTGAAAAATCAAGAAACCCTCCCTGATTATACTCCTTGGGCGTCAACCCGAAGGAGTACATGTAGATATTGCGCGAAGGGGCCGACAGGCCATGCTCCAAAGGCTGTTTAAAGGAGTAGTACAGCGAACCCTGGAACGTACTCAGAATATCGACGTTATTCAGTGTGATCTTGGCGTTATCGATCACGTCCACGTAGTTGTTGGGGATGTTGTTCGAAGACTGAAACGAAAGGGTCACACCCGTCTGGATATAGTCTGACGTGTAACCGTAGTTGTACCGGGTGTCGTAATAAAGGCCGCTCGGTGCACCACTCGCATCTCGGGTGGACTCGTAATTCTTGTTCCTAAAGAACCAAAAGAGACTCTGGACGGGGAAGTCGGCCGTGAGCTGAAGCTGTGGATTTCCTCCTGAAAATGCAAGCGTCGACTCTTTTTTGACTTTGGGCACGATGTACCTGAGTTGAGTGTTCTGATAGTAAAGCTTCTCTGAATTTTCCAGCAAAATCTCTTCAGTGATGAGCCTTGGGTTTGTAAAGTCGAAGTTCGTAGTCGCGTTAGACCACCAGTATACGGGGTGGAATGTGAACCGGACGTAGAGCTTCTGGTTCCACATGGCGCACAGAGGGAAGTGGGGCTTGCGAACCCGCTCACGGTCAGCATTGCCGTGAGAGTGCCGTCTGCAAAAGAAGAACTCGAGAGGGCAGACGATGTCGATGTTGGTCCCCGCGGTCGAGGCCGACACGTTCGAGTTGAGGCCACCGACCACGCTAAACATGCCCTTTTGCTCGTCGGCGTCCAGAAACACCTGATCGCGGATGATGTACCAGTCGTCATAGAGCGTCTCGATGACCGTCTCGTTCACGAGGAGGTCCACCTGCTTTATGAGGGCCCGGCCGATGTTCTCATTGATGACGTAGCCCGTTCCTGCACGGGGGATGGTGCATTTAAAGTACATATTGGACAGAAGGTGACCAAGGGTCTGTGGCAGGAGTTCGAGTTGAATCGTCTGTCCCTGATACGTGGGACTAGCGGGTGGGAATGGAATGACGCGTTGATACATTACAAAGTTCGTGTGCTGCTTGAATTCAGGATTCCACTGCGACTTGCCGTAGTCGCGGTTCGACATGAACTCGTCTTGGGGCCCGATGGCGTGCAGCGCCAGTACCGAGCCGGTACTGAATCCACGGCCCTTTATCTCCGTCATCTTCACATCAAAGGCTGGCGGCACGGGCATATCTTCTCCGAGTTCGCGCATGTACTTGGTCCTCTTGCCGCCCATGACGGCCGGGTTGATCTCGACCGGCGGGCGTCCTTCCAGATTTGAAGTGGAAAATGTGCCCGGCTCAAAAATTGGTACGAACTTTGGCTCAACGGCCATGGCGCCACCACCTCTCACGTAGACCCTACGCCCCGTGTCCGGTACGGGCTTGCCGTCCAGAGGCTGGAGTACGGCGGTCGTCATGATCACCGCCTCTTGGCCAGCATTCGCCAAGTTCGTATTTTGATTGAATTCTGAAATTTTGCTCGCGCCCAGAGTAGGCAGACCGACGATGTACCACCCTACGGTCGTACCATCGGGAGGTGCTGCGGTGAAGTAAAAAGTAGGAATGCTACGATAGACCTCATAGTACCCATACACAGGGCCGGACCGCTCTTGGCTCGGGTACTGCTCTTGGCCCGGTGGATAAAGGTAAGCGCCCATGACGTGGGTTGTTCCCTCGATGTACTGGTTCGTGTCGGACTGGATTGTGAATTTCCAGTTGTAAGGTTCGGTCGTCAATGAGGTGGTGGCCACGGCGCCCGACTCGCCCACGGCCGGAGTCGACACGCGCAAGTTGCCTACGACACCCGGGACGCCCACTATGCTCCACCCCGTGCCCACTGTAAACCCGGGCCACGTGGTCGTGGCGTAGAACGTCAGCTCCGTCGGCCCCGTCACCTTGTAAAATCCGGTGACCGATGTGGTCTTGACGGGCTCCTCTACGATGGCCGCCTCCGCGGCTGGTGGCGGTGGAGTGAAGGCTGGAGGCAGCGCCTGAGCCGCCTTGGAGGCGACGGCGTCCAAAGGGGCCGAGTCACCAAAGATAGCCTTCAGAATCTTGTTTTGAATTTTCTTTTCAAATTCGATGATGTGAAATTTGTTCATGGCGTCCCAGATGGGATCCATAATGCGACTCGCCGGTTCGGCCATCACCTACTACAACTCGCTCAGATTATTAATCCACATTTGGGTCACACTCGTCGCCTTGAGCGTCGCGCGTTCGCTTTGGCGCTTGGCTATCAGAGCCATGAGCTTGTCGACCTCCTCCTTCGTGTACTGATACGTCTTGATGTCGAGCAGCTTGAGCCACAGAGCCTCGTCATACTTCTCACGGCGGAGCTGGGCCTGAATCTGGGCTAGGGGTATGTTGAGCACGTTCATCCGTGGCGTCACAGCCACATCTCGGATGAACCTCGCCTTCTCAGAGAGCCACCCAATTTCAGAATCGAATTGCTTGAGAAGCCACGCCTTGCGTTTCTTGTAAATGTCTAGTCGCATCCCAATGTAGTCGACCAGGATCTCCTCGGGACTTGCGTACTTCTTGACCGCCCCGTTTGGTCCGATCAGGTACATGTTAGAGGTGTGAATAGTCTTGGTCAAGCCTAGGTCTTTGATGGGGTCTTCGAGGGCGTCAGCACCCCAGATGCGGAAGTCGGGTGTCGTCTCCGTCGAGTGGTTCTCGAACTTGAGGATCGTGCCCTTCTCAACCAGGTCGTCCAGATGCTCCTTGAAATCCTGAATCCACTTGCCCGGAGGCAGTTCGGTGACGTGGAGCTGCGTGCCCTCCTTCGCCACCAGACCTTCGAGGACCCACGTGTGATCCTTCGTCTTCGTGACCCGACCCTTGAACCCCTTGAAGTGCGGCACCATGGGCACCATCGCCACCTGCTTCAGAGCACATTCAATGTTGTGCTTCAGGATCTCAATGTCGTACGGCGGTACATAGCAGCTGAATCCGGTACCGATGCCCTCGGCGCCGTTCACGAGGAGCATGGGCACAATTGGGACGTAGCACTCGGGCTCAACCTGCTGGCCGTCATCCATGACGTGCGTGA